AAATGGATAAAGTAGTGATACAAAAGATAAGAGAAGTACATGGGAATCGTTAAAAGAGCAGCAGATTTAGCTTATACAATTAGGTTTGTTACCCTAATGTCGACTCCGTTTGAGAGTATGGATGCTTATAAGTTGGGCATTATTGATGCTGAGGGTAAGCGCCTTAAGAGTGTAAAGTTAGACTCTGATGAGAAGAAAAGTGCATACACACCATTTATTAGATTGGCTGTGAATGTGAAGAGGCTTTTATCCAACGTACCAGGTGGTGGTAATTCTCTGGGCAGTTTTGCTGCGGCGCTATATCTTATTAAAGAAAACTATAAGCTTGAAGATAAACAACTTGATAAAATCGTTGCCAAACTAGGTATTGAATCCCTTGATTTTATCCTCGAACGATCCGAGTGGTTTATCACTGATAATGATATGTTGAGTTATGGTGTATATCGACTCAGAAATGAAAAGATGATTAACTCCACCTATGACGTGGTGTGTAATCAGAAGGATCAAATCCGAGTAAATGAGGATGCTTACCCCGTAGGGCAAGTGTTTGGGATAAATATATACAAAGCAAAGCACTTGGCAACCAACCAAGATATTTTCATTACAGCAAACGAGATTTACAAATGAACGAAGGCAACGGACTGTGGGCAAACATTAGAGCCAAACGTGCTCGTGGTGAGAGAATGCGTAAACCTGGTGAGAAGGGTGCTCCAACTCAAGACGCATTGAAACGATCCAAAGGTGAGGCAGTGGCAGAAACTGTTGATAAGTCAAGTGATGTATATAAGGAATATCTAGAACTTAAAAAGAAACCCATTAAAGAACTTCGTGATATGATTAAACGTATTCATCGTGTCGTGGATGTTAGTGGCTATGATAAACAAAGTGCCATATCTGATATTTTACGCAGCAGACATGGGAATAAAAAAGTTGCTGCAGCAATGGGTTTGGATGAGATGACCACCACGGCCGATGCCGGTATTCCACAGGATACTAAAAATATGGGCCCACGTTTAAAATCAACGGTAATGCATGACCGTCGTCGTCGTAAGGATGCCATTCCTGTTTTACTAAAAAGATTTAGAAAATATATCGAAGATAAAAACATCGGTTAATTATTATGTTTGCTATTGGTCCTATTATTAAAGCAATATCCACACTAGTGGTTGTGTTGGTCGTTGCTGGTGGTTTATATTATATCTCTGATTTAAAAGCAGCACTTGCCATATCACAAATAAATGAGCAAAAATTAGAGGATGGTATTAAGGCACAGAATGAATTGCTTGAGTCAATGAAAAAAGATATTCTTGCCATTCAGCAAACGAATGAAGACCTAAGAAAACAAAATGAAAAACAAAGGCAAGATGTAGATGCACTTGCCAGTAAATTTGACAAAAGAGACTTTGGTGTGTTTGCACTAGCAAATGTAGAGAAAACACAACAATTAATTGAACGTGGTGTTATAAATGCACTCAGATGTTTAGAACTTGCAACGGGTTCTCCACTGACCGAGGCAGAAAAAAATGCACCCACACCCATAGAGGCCAACCGTGAATGTCCTGCGCTTATCAATCCTAATTACAATTCCCTTACTAATTAGTGGATGCGCTTCATGGATATTTGGTGATGTGCCAAATGTAAAGGAAGTTCAGGTCCAAACTAAAGCAGTTGAGAGAACGCCTCTTAACCTAGCTTATCCTGAGCCTTTAAGATCACGTGAAGTAAAATTCGTTGTGATTACCCGAGAGAATGCAGATGCTGTATTTGAGTCCTTGGAACAACAAGGTGTCGATCCAGTTGTATTTGCCCTCACCGATGATGGTTATACACAATTATCATTGACGATTGCCGAGATACGAACCATGTTGGTATCACAAAGAGCAATCATAGCAAAATATAAAGACTATTATGAACCGCAAGCAGCGGAAAAATAATTTCGTCTAATGTATCAATAGTGGTGTACAAGATCACTAGATTGATATATAATAACACTTCCACATAAAACAAATACACATGCCCGCAATGGGCATTCCAAGGGATATAGTATGGCAATCCATTTATCAAGAGACAGAGACGACTTATTGACCGATTACGCAATCGGAATGTTAAAAGATTTTTATATGCGTGACTATGAAAAGTCACCACAAGAAGCATATTCACGCGCGGCACAGGCCTGGTCAACCTATCAAGGACAAATGGATGAGGCACTCGCCACACGTTTATATGAATACGTTAGTAAAAAATGGTTTATGTTCGCCAGCCCAGTTCTTTCAAATGCACCCAATGGTACAAAGAAAGACAAGGGTTTACCTATCTCTTGTTTTCTTACATACGTTCCCGACACGCTTGAGGGTTTAATCTCTCACTCGTCAGAGCTGCGTTGGCTATCCGTATTTGGTGGTGGTGTTGGTGGGCACTGGTCAGACGTACGCACAGTGACGGATAAAGCACCTGGACCTATCCCATTTCTGCACACGGTTGATGCTGATATGATCGCTTACCGGCAGGGTAAGACACGTAAAGGTTCATACGCTGCTTATATGGATGTATCACATCCTGATATTATGGAATTCCTAAACATGCGTATCCCTACGGGTGATGTGCAACGTAAGGCATTAAACCTACATAACGCTATTAATATTACCGATGCGTTTATGTCCGCTGTTACAAAGAATGAGCAGTGGGACTTAAAGGATCCAGCATCCGGTGTTGTAAGTGAAACCGTATCTGCCCGTAAGTTATGGGAACGTATTATCGAAGTTCGTTTCCGTACGGGTGAGCCGTACTTAAACTTTATTGATCGCGCAAATGAATTCCTACCACAACCACTAAAAGATAAAGGTCTTAAAATCAATGGTTCAAATCTTTGTAATGAAATTCACTTACCGACCAGTGCAGATCGCACTGCTGTTTGTTGCCTCTCATCTCTTAACTTGGAGTACTATGAGGATTGGAAAAATACTACCATTGTTGAGGATATCATTACTATGCTCGACAATGTCCTTGAGTATTTTATTGAAAATGCACCAAATGAAATTAGCCGAGCCAAGTACTCAGCCGAACGTGAAAGATCAATTGGTCTAGGTGCGATGGGTTTCCACTCATTACTGCAGAAGCAGAATGTGGCATGGGAATCAGAATTGGCACGGGAGATTAATCATGTTGTATTTAAGAATATTAACGCAAAGGCAGTTGCACAAACTCAACGATTGGCTTTGGAGAGAGGTGAATATCTCGATGGCATCGGCTCTGGTCGTCGGAATAGCCACTTGCTTGCAATTGCTCCTAATGCTTCTAGTGGTGTTATTCTTGCTACAAGTCCTTCCATTGAGCCTCTAAAAGCCAATGCATATACACATCGTACCCGTGCTGGTTCATTCTTGGTTAAAAACGTTTACCTACAAGAAGTACTGACTCGGCATGGTATTAATAATGAATCGACTTGGACGTCTATTATCACCAACCGTGGTTCTGTACAACACTTGCCAAACCTCACCGAGGGTGAAAAGGCTATCTTTAAAACTGCACAAGAGTTGGATCAAAATTGGGTTGTCCAACACGCAGCCGATCGCCAGCAATATATATGTCAAGGTCAATCGGTTAATTTGTTCTTCCCCTCTGGTGTTGAGAAGTCCTATGTGAATAAGGTACACCTTAAGGCTTGGAAAGAAGGACTGAAAGGTCTATATTACTTGCGTACAGAGTCAAAGGCTCGTGCGGAGAATGTGTCCGAAAAAGTAGAACGTGTTGCCCTACAGGATGATAATCGTTCTATTGTATATGGTAAAAGCAATTGCCCTTGGTGTGCTCGTGCTAAAGAAGAGTTAGAATTGCGCGGCATGCCCTTTGATTATATTGACCTAGAAGAAATAGGTAAAACTGCCAAGGAAGTTACTGGCCGTGATGTGAAAACGGTACCACAGATTTATGTTGAAGGCAAATACATCGGCGGTTATGAGTCGCTTATGGAACACCTCGAGTCTGGTGCGAGTATAGAATTAGAAGAAGATAACGAATGCCGAGCCTGCGAAGGCTAATCACACACAATAAGAAAGAAACAATGTCACTATTTAAACTATCAACAACATATAAGCCGTTCCAATATCCTTGGGCGGTAGAATTAGCAAAGAAACATGAAGAAGTCCATTGGGTTGAAGATGAAGCAGAATTATCAGAGGATGTGCAGGACTGGCGCACTAAACTTACTGCTGATGAAAAGGAATTTATCACACAGGTTTTACGTCTGTTTACTCAGTCCGATGTCCAGGTGGGTGAGAACTACCATGAGTTTCTCATTCCCAAGTTTAAGAATAATGAAGTTCGAAATATGCTTTCGTCCTTCGCTGCAAGAGAAACAGTACATCAAAGAGCCTACGCTCTATTAAATGATACACTCGGTATGGGTGATGATGAGTACTTTAAGTTCATGGAGTATAAAGCCATGGCCGATAAGATTGAATTTATGAAAGAAGGCAAAACAAACAGTCAGTCTGATTTGGCTCTTGTCTTGGCCCAGTCCGTCTTTAATGAAGGTATGTCATTGTTCTCATCCTTTGTGATGTTGTTGAATTTCCAACGTTTCGGTAAGATGAAAGGTATGGGCACTATTGTAGAATGGTCTATACGTGATGAGACGATCCACGTGCAGGGCAACGCGAAGTTGTTCCGTACACTATGTGATGAACATCCAAAGATTGTAAATGATGAATTAAAATCAAAGATCTATGAGATGGCAAAAACTGCCGTTGCATTGGAAGATAAGTTTATTCAACTAGCATTTAATGGTAGTGATGTGCAAGGTCTAAGTCGTGATGATGTAAAACTATATGTTCGTCACATTGCAGACCGTCGGTTGTTACAGCTTGGTTTAAAACCAAAATTTAAAGTAAAAGATAATCCACTGCCATGGCTGGATTGGGTGTTAAATGGCGCGTCACATGATAACTTCTTTGAAAAACGTGTCACAGAATACTCAGTAACCGGAATGGAAGGAGAGTGGGGCTGGGAGGAAGCTGCATGAAAGAATACAGGATAGAGTGCGAAGAGTGTGACAACGTCACCACTGTATTATCACAATATACGGTGGATGAACCGGAATTTTGTCCTATGTGTGGACGTAGACAAGATGTGGAAGAAATAGAAGAGGATACAGATTACGATGATAGTTGACCTTCTTGTTTGGGCCTTTGTGGTGTATATACTCCTTCATTTGGGTGGATTTATCCAACGAATGAAGTATGAAATGGAACTGGATGAAATTGAGGAAAATGACAATGAAGACCCACAAGATGTTATAGCTATGATTGACTATATTGATGGTATCATGTACGCATGGGATGGGAATAAATTTTTAGGTCAAGGTGTAACAATGGATATTCTGGAAGAACACATGAAATCCAGAATACCAGAGTTATACGATACTGACGTAAGAGTTCAATTGATGACAGAGAATACAGAGTTAATTGCTAAATACAAACTAACTTCAATTTAAGCTTGAAATATATAGTTCCATGTGGCTATATAATAATCAAGAATTCAAGGAAACACCAGAGGAATTTCAAGGCTTCGTGTATTGCATAACAGAACTAAATACTGGTATGATGTACATCGGCAAGAAATTCTTTTGGAAACCTAAAGTGCTTCCCGTTAATAAGACGAGGAAACGTAGAGTCCGAACCAGAGTAGAATCTGATTGGCGAAACTACTACGGCTCGAATAAGTTTTTAAGACAACTTATTGAGGCAAATGGCAAAGACAACTATAAACGAGAGATTCTTAGGATGTGTAGATCCAAGGGTGAGTGTTCGTATTACGAAGCAAAGCTTCAGTTTGAATATGATGTGCTATTGAGCTCTAAGTATTATAATGAATTTATCGGTTGTAAGATCAATGCATCACACTTGAAAAACACAAGTGCAGAAGATGACACATTAGTATAACATTAGCATCCATAGTGTACCATTAGTAATACTTTTTAATTATGCAAATAGTTGTTTACATCCGGCCTAGAACGTGATATAATTTATATACTTACCCGGAGGAAATAGGTATACCATGATTATTTTTGACTACAACGCAATTGCCCTGGCCTCAATTTTGGCCAATAAGACTGTTGAACCAGACTTGGCTCGGCATATGATTCTAAACACAATTAGAATGTATCGCCAAAAATTCCCTAAAAAAGACTATGGTGATACCATCATTGCATGTGATGCATCAGGTAACTGGCGCAAAGACGTCTATCCTCAGTATAAGGCAAACCGTAAAAAGAGTCGTGACACATCCTCATTCGATTGGGATGCGGCATTTGAAATCCTTAATGAAG